TCCTTGACCAAATGTATCTCTTTTAATATGTCCATACCACTTAGGGTCGTTTAAAAAAGAACCATCGCTGATTCTAAGTATCTGATTATGTACTAAAAGGTCATGGCATGGGAACTCTTTAACACTAACATCATCTATTCTAAATGTAACTGTTTGACCTCCACTTGCATCTTCTGCAAAAAATCCAATACCACCATTACTTTCTTTTGGTGAAAAATACACTGTGTGTGTTGTTATACCATAATCTGATCTTGCTACATAAGTTTCTGTTAATGCTGCATTTTTAATCTCAATGCCTGCTTTACCAGGAGATGAAGCATCAGTGATAGTAAATTGCAATCTATATATTTTGTTTTTCTCAAGACCAGAAGCCATGCTTGCATTTGTTTGAGTCAATGCTCCAGTTCCTGAACCTGTAGTATATAAAGCATACGGAGTACCTGCTTCAGGACTAACAAATGACCAACCAGTACCAAATGTCCAATTTGAATTACTACTAAGTGCGCCATTTGTAATTTTTTCACTACCAAAAGTAGAATAAGTGTTTATTGCAGTCCAAGAACCTGAAGTGCCGTCTGCTACATCTGCTCTATATACTTTATCAGCATTAGCAACTAGCCACCATTCTGTGCTAGTATCATTACCACTACCATCCTTTTCAGTACGATAGCGTGTAAATTCTGTATTAATAGGGACTACTGAAGTATTTCTATCTGACTTTTGCGAAGTAGCACCTTTTTTAGTAACACTACCACGCTTTGTATTGATAACATTATCAAACTCTTGGAATTGATTATCTGATATATCTAATTCAGATTGATAGCTTACTAAACCACCTGAAAAATCTCTTATACTTTTTCTAGCCATTAAAAGTCATTATATGGAACAGTTAGAACTGTACTTCCATCTCTGGACTGTCTTTCAAGGATTACTCGCTGTTTTTGTTCTAACCATTCATTTTTAAAATATGAAATTAAATTTAGGTCTCTAAGTCTTTCTGAAACCCTCCAACAAGGATAGTAAATTAATATTCTTTGATAACGCTCATCAATCTCTGGTTTACCAAAAGTAAGAGTAGTATTGCTTTCATTAGTACCAGTTGTTGTCTGTGCCTGATCATCTAACACAATCGTAGTTGTATTTGTAATACTTGAAACTGATAAATCTGAAACTAATTTTTCACCTGATACATTCATACCTTCTCTAACTAAAGATGTACTATCCATTGTGAGATTTGTACTATTGTCTACAATATCACAAGTTGCATCTTGAAACATCTTGTGTGGTAATCTATAATAATATACTTTTATTTCCTTTACCTCAGTAGGAGTAGGAAAGATTCCTAGTTTATCATCGTGAATGTAAAATGCTTTATCTGTAGTAATATTGCTCATAGAAGAGTCATCTGCAATATCATTGATTTCATTAATACCTATTCTCTGACAAATACTACCATCATACTCTACTCTGAATATTCTAGTCATTTGCTCTAAAGAAGAACTAGCAGTGTTACCATTAGATAAATTAGTTTGATACACCGTCCAATCTGTAACTATATCTGAGTTACTTGTTTTCATTGGATAATCTCTTTGGTCTACAACTGAATTACGAGTTGCATATCCTTGTAATAGATTCGCCTCATCACAAAGCTGATACTGAGCTTCATTGATAAGGTCATGTATAATTGAATCAGCTAAAACAGATGTAGAGTCTACACCTGTAATATTTCTGACTTCTGTTGTGATTTCTGATAAGGTCATAATATTTCCAATAAAGAGGGGGAAGTTAATCCCCCTCTAGGTTATTGATTACTAGGCATCAACATCAGTTCTTGCAGTAAGATACTGAATAACACCATAGTCCTTGTTGTTATAGTCTGATATGCCTACACCGTAGATTTTGCCTGCAGAAATACCTAACTGATTTCCGTAGTCAAAAGTCTTTTCGACCCAGTTCATACCACTATTGTCTGCAAAACAAGCTGCTTGCGCACCCATGAAGATGTTTCTAGCAAAAGGTACATCATCACCAGTACCTGCCTCAGCTCCAGTAGTAATACCTTCGTGAGAGTGAACAACCACACCATCCCAAATACCTAAAGCACCTGAGAATAATGGGTTATCATTACCACGAACATTAGCTTCACGCTGTGCAGTCTGCCAACCATCTAGTGTAAACAGATCATAAGCAACTTCAGGATGTAAGATAAGAACATAGTATTCTTTTCCATCAACCCTTAGTGGTCTGATCTTGTAGTTATACGCACCACCAATCTTAGCGATTGTTTTCATTGCACTAATATCATCTAATGCAATTTTATCAGTTGCAGCTAATGAACCTTCAGGATCTGTTCCATCTTGTGAATATCCACCTGCTTGCGCACTGTAGTAAGCGTGGTTATTTGCAGTCTGAGTTAATGCTGAGAAAATATCAGCATCAATTAGCTCTGCATACTGCTGTTTAAGAAGGTCAAGAGCAGTGCTTCTGAAATTGTAAAGCACTTTGCTGTTCTCAAATTTACCTGTATCTCTTACAGCTAATCTCTTTTGATTAAGAGATACTGTATTAGCATAGGTAGATAGAGACTGCTCATTACCTTCTAATGCTGAATCACCAGTAATTGCAGAACCTGTAAGCTGAGTAACAAGACCAAAGGTAACATCTTTACCTACACCTTCTTCTACTTGCTTTACATGAATTGCATTTCCTGGACCTTCACCCATGAATTTACTAAAATAGATTTCTTTACCGACTTCGACCTGGAGTTCTTTCGCCCATCGCGAGACCTCTAAGCCTGATGCCCAATCTGCTGCCATTTCTGACTCCTATTATTTAATATCCAGTAGTCACATCCATTAATGCTTTCCTACGAACATCACTTGGTAACTTTGCCCATTGCTCTGGTGTTAGACTATCATAGTCCGTGTCCGACTCGTTTCCTGTACTAACATTAGACAGTGTGGTCGGTATCTTTGTTGCTTCCGTTGCTTTCTGTGCTTTATCTACCTGTGAGTTCGGGACATCATTAACGGGTTGTTGATTCTGGATGTTCCAAACATTATAAGCATCCTCTATAAAAGTGATGCCTCTTTCATCGCCAAATGCAGCTATCTTCGCTAACTGTTCTTGACCTAACTCTGGATGTGCTTCGATAAAATCATTCATCATTGCATCCATAGCACTATTATACTCTGTCTCAGCTTTTTTTGCTTCTTCAGCTTGAAAACGCTGTTCTATTATATCCTGTGCTTTTTTAGCAGCCATAAACTCAATATACTCTTTCTGCTTTGCAGGATCGTATTCATCGAACTCAGGTTCTACTTCAGGCTCAGGTTGAGGCTGCATAGAGGTCTGTAGTTCTTCTACCATCTTGCGCAGATCACCAAGTTCATTGGTCTGTCTGCCATTTAGGCTTTGTAAGTTAGTATAAGACTTATCCCTTTCCTCAGCAAACTTCAAAAGCTCTTCAACGGAATCAAATTGATTATCGCCTACTTGTAACTTTTGTTCTTCTGATTCTGGGGTCTCGGTTGATTCTGCTTCAACCTCAGCTTCTTCATTTACAGGAGAACTTTCATCATACTCTTCACCAGATAGTTCTTTTTCCTTATCAATATACTGAAACTCAGATTCATTCATTTGACATTACTCCTTCTCCACTCATTAGTGGGGGTTTTTGTTGTTGTTGTGACTGGATTTGAGCTTGTCTTTCTTGCTCAAACTTCTCCAGTATCTCATCGGAGGCTTCCATGTCGGATAGTTCTACGAATAATGGAAATAAGCTAGCATATCCATTACGAACTAATTCCCCAACTTGGTTCGCCATTAACGCTCTCATCGTAGGAGTATTTTGACCTTGATCTAAGACCACATCAAACTCCATGTTCGAAAAGTTCGTTAAAAATTTGTTTATGATTTGGTTCACTTCTGCTTGTTCTTCAGGTTCAACTGATTCAAACTCTGAACCGATAATTCTTTGTATCTTCTCTACAGAGTAATACTGTTGCATATTACCTATCGCCATCTCTAGCGTATTCTTCTTACAAGTATCTAAGTTCTCCATTTGTTCCATTAATGTATTCATGCCTTGACGAATACGAGTTTGTACAGCGAGTCCTGACTCTGTAGAAGAGGTTGCTCTACCCATCATCGGGTCTGTAGCACCACTGATTTCCTTTGCATCGAAATCACTACGCTGTTCAAATGAAGCTATCGTTGGTACAAGTGCTGTATGCTGATTAGACCATTGACTCATAAAATCAGATATTCTTCCTTTGTAACCAGGAATCCCGATCCATTCCCCATTCGCAGAAGCTCTATTCATCTGTTCAGCAGTTACCTTGTTCCCTGTAAAGATACCACCACCCTTTGGAGAACGATTAATAATATCTAAGGCTTGTGACCTACGCTTATTCTTTTCTCTTTGAGGGTCTTTTAAATTCTCTACCAATCCAAAAGTTTCTACGGTATTACCATAATCTTCAAAAGTATAGAAGAATGGTATCAACGGAAACTGATTATGTCTATAAGGATTTGGTGTTTTTTCCTGTAAGACCCTTGCACCTGCAAAGATAGTAACATATGTCTTTGGTACTGTCTTTGTAGCTACTTGAAGTTCTACAGGTGCAACTTCCATTTCAGGTCTTTCCATTATCTGCCTAATAGCTTCGTTGGCTTTTCTTTTGGTCTTAAATCCTTCCTGAGAAAAACGACCTGACTTTGGATTTACAATGAAAAATTCTTTCTCATACTCTCTTTCCCATAACTCTACAATACGGATCTTCTTCTGATGTGCATCCATATTATAGGCTTCCATGCTCTTATACCCATAGTTAGGGTCTACATTCTTGTATTTGTTGCCCATTTGCATCCCTAAGAGCGTTTCCTCACCCATAAGGGGTTCTTGTATATCTTCAGCTTTTTTGATGTCTTTAAGCGCATCTGGGAACATATTCTTTGCTTGTGTGATAGATAATAGCTTAGTACGAGCCAATCTACCCCACTGAGAACAATCGGGAGTGGTCGCTTCGGGATCCATCAGTACATTCGCCCACGACTCCCTTTTAATACTTATCTTACTATCAAAGTATTCACCTGGTTCTACGGACATATCCACCCATCCTCTACCTGTGATCACACCGTCCTTAAATACACGACTGAAAACATTGTGTAAAGATTGACTTTTATCTAGGTGATATAATAAAGAAGTAATTAACTTAGCTTCATTATCATCATTCATTTCTACGGGTCTGGCACGGTACGATGTTCTGCCCTGCCGTTCAATTCCTGTCACTAGATTGACCTTCGGAAGAATAATGTTAAGCTGAAGAGGAGGACGACCTTCAGCTCTTAACTTGGAAATGTCGGCATGATCCCATTGTCCAGTTCCGTACCCACCCGTGTAAAAATACATAGATTCTCTTGCAGACTTCATAAACTTCTTGTTACTACTCTGCATTGCTTGAAAAACTTCGTGTAAATATGCTAAATCGCTCATGTACCCATCCAACTTGTTGCTTGTCTAAAGAAACTAGGAGTTCTATACGAATCCCTGCGTTTTGGTTTATTCGCACCTTCAACAGCATGAACCAGATACCTGACACAGTCCATAGCGTGGTCATTTTTCTTCACAGGCTCTTCTGGTGCGCTTTTTTCACTATGCCCGTGTTTTAATTCTTTCCATTTGTAATCCATCATCTCATCTAATAAGAATCCCATATTCCTGACATCAAAGAACTTTAATTGACAATGTCCGTTCTTATCAGTCGTTAAATAGCGTGCTACCCTATCAAATCCTGCTCTTTTGTCGTTATTAGCTCTCTCCCACTGTATGCCATACTCTTCCCACTCATCAGCAATAGAATAACCGTCCCTCTCCGTCCTGTTGATAGAA